TATGGCTGAAAAAGACATCGTTTCCGCAATTCTGGGGTATTTAAAGTCTGTGCCCGACTGCTTTGCTTGGAAAGAGCATGGCGGGATGTACGGTACAGCCGGTATTCCCGATATCATAGCCTGTATTAATGGTCGATTCTTCGCTTTTGAGGTAAAGACACCTTCGGGTAAGCTGACCCGGATTCAACAAGTTACGATTGACAAAATCTGTTCTGCCGGTGGTCAAGCCTACAAAGTTACAAGTTTGATTGAAGTCAAAAACATACTTAAAAATTTGGAGGATTAATATTATGAATAAATGTTGTGTAAACGGTAGTGAGGTTCTTTGCAAAATACTGGATATTAAAGAATGTATGGGCGAAAACTGTTCTTTCTTTAAGACCGCAAAACAGCAGAAAGCTAGTAGAGCAAAGGCATATTTACATATTGCATCTTTAGGTTACTTAAAGCAACGGAATATAGCAGATAAATATTATGGTGGTAAGATGCCATGGCTGAAAGGTGGTGCAGACAATGATTGCTAAAGATTATTTGGCTCAGACATACCGCATTGACCAGCGCATCAATAGCAAATTAGAACAAATTACATCCCTGCGGGAGTTGGCTACCAAAGTTACCTCAACAATTTCAGATATGCCTCATAACCCAAGTAAAAACCTTCACTCCATGGAAAGCATTATACTAAAAATGGTTGATTTGGAAAATGAGATTAATTCTGATATTGATGAACTGGTGGATTTGAAGCGCGATATCTTTACTATGATCAAAGGTATCAAAAACCCAGAATACCAGACGCTTTTGGAGTTGCGTTACCTCTGCTTCAAAAGCTGGGAGCAGATTGCTGTGAATCTGGGTTATGAAATCCGCTACCTGTATAAGCTGCACGGTCGAGCGTTGGATGAATGTGAAATATTTTTTGATGAGGACAGTAAAAGACATTGAAAGACACCCAAGAAAAGTACTTAGTAGAAGATGGAGGATTAGATAAATGAGTTACCGAGAAGCTGTTGAAGACAGTATTCGCAAAGTAATTGTAGGGACCCAGAGTGTTTATTACCCACCATGCCAGTTCTGCGGTGGTGATGTTAAGTCATACAATTACCTTCGCAGTTATCGCTACACATGTAAGCACTGTCGCCCAATAAAAAATATTCTTCTCAAAACCGGCCTTTTTACCGCAAAAATAAAAGATGAGAGCAAATGTGATTGAATGAGAGTATCAAAAGTCGTCTTGTAGATAATAGAGAAATTGTAGCGAGAGCCATCGTGGGAGTAATCCTACGGTGGTTTTCCTTTTACCCAAAGGAGGCGGCACTGTGCCAACCAAACCCAAAAGACCCTGCAGGTACCCAGGCTGTCCGGATCTTTCTGATGGGTTGTACTGTGAAAAGCATAAGAAACTGACGGACGCCCAGTACAACAAGTACCAGCGTGACCCGGAAACCCGAAAACGGTACGGTGGTGAATGGAGAAAGATTCGAAACAGATATATTAAGGCACACCCTTTATGCGAGGAGTGTTTGAAACAGGGCTTATACACTCCAGCGCAGGAAGTGCACCACATCCTACCGCTTTCGCATGGCGGTAGCAACGCAGCCGAAAATCTTATGGCGCTGTGCAAACCGTGCCATTCGCGTATCACTGTTGAAATGGGAGACCGTTGGCATAACAGATAAAAGTGAATGGACCCAAAATGTAGACCTAACCACTTCAATGCGATAAAGTGGATGGACCCAAAATGCAGACCCATCCACCCGGTGGGGGTAATATTATCCATGGAACTTATTACCAATCGCAACGGTGAAGGGTGTCGCGCAAAAAGTCGCGGTTTCAAGTAGGGGTATAGGAAATTAGTTTACAGAAAGGGCGGTGAGTGTATATGGCGAATGGTCATGGCGGTGCGCGTGTAGGCGCGGGACAAAAGAAAAAGGCGCTCGCGGATAAACTGCTGGACGGTAATCCCGGAAAACGCAAACTTACCGTACTTGAATTTTCAGGTGCAGCTGATCTTGATGGGCAGCCTATGCCACCGCCCCGCAGTTATCTTACGGCAAAACAAAAAGACGGCAGTCAAACACTGGCGGCTGAATTATATGAAAAAACATGGAGCTGGCTGAATGAACGCGGTTGCTCGCAGCTCGTGCCCGCCCAGCTCATTGAGCAGTATGCAATGAGCGTTTCCCGCTGGGTTCAGTGTGAGGAATGTATTACGGAGTTTGGTTTTCTCGCTAAGCACCCGACCACCGGCAACGCAATACCGTCGCCTTATGTTGGAATGTCGCAGAGCTTCATGAAGCAGGCGAATAACATTTGGTACCAGATTTATCAGGTGGTGCGGGAAAACTGTGCGTCGGAATTCAAAGGCAGTACGCCGCATGATGATATGATGGAGCGCCTGCTCACAGCAAGAAAGGGTGGCTAATGAACTATATTGAGATCAATGGCTTTGTAAAGAGCTTAAAGAAATATCAGAACAAACTATCCAAACAGCAGCTGAAGACTTTACGAGGGCAGGCTTTGTCCGGCAACCTTGCTGGAGCACAAAAAGGCCTGATTAAGCTTTTAAGAAGGGAAATACAGAATGAACATACAGAAAATCCCCGTTTCACAACTTAAGGCGGCGGAATATAATCCGCGTAAGGATTTAAAGTCCGGCGACCCGGAATATGAAAAGCTGCGCCGTTCCATTGAGGAGTTTGGGTATGTTGAACCGGTTATCTGGAATAAGACCACCGGCAATGTGGTCGGCGGTCATCAGCGACTAAAGGTTTTATCGGAACTTGGTCAGACTGATATTGAATGTGTGATTGTGGAACTGGATGAACAGCGGGAAAAAGCTTTGAACGTGGCGCTCAATAAAGTATCCGGGTTTTGGGATAACGATAAGCTGGCTTCCCTTATATCCGACTTGAACGCCGCTGATTTTGATGTGTCGCTCACAGGTTTTGATGCCGCCGAAATTGATGAACTCTTTAAAGACGCATTTAAAGATGCCGTTAATGAAGATAATAAATTTGACCTGACGGCGGCCCTTGAGAATGCTGCTTTTGTAAAACCAGGCGATGTATGGACGGTGGGTCGTCATCGTCTCGTCTGCGGTGATGCAACAAACGCGGATGATCTGGCACAGCTCATGAATGGCAGAAAAGCTAATCTTGTAGTAACTGACCCACCTTATGCAGTTTCTTTCAAATCTGCAAGTGGTTTGACCATTATGAATGATTCTATGGGCAGCGAGCAGTTTTACAGTTTCCTGTATAACTCCTTCAAAAATATGGCGGACAGTCTTGAAACCGGAGGATCGGCCTATGTGTTTCATGCGGACACCGAAGGATTGAATTTCCGAAAAGCGTTTATTGATGCAGGCTTTCATCTCAGCGGGGTATGCATATGGGAAAAGAACAGCTTTGTCATGGGGCGTTCTCCATATCAGTGGCAGCATGAGCCGATTCTGTTCGGGTGGCTTAAAAGCGGAAAACACCGCTGGTATGCCGGACGCAGCGAAGCGACCATATGGCATTTTGATAAACCGAAACGCAATGAGAACCACCCGACTTCAAAGCCTGTTGGGTTGCTTGCTTATCCAATACAGAATTCCTGTCAGGTGAATGGAATCGTACTTGACCCGTTCGGTGGCAGTGGTTCAACGCTTATTGCCTGTGAACAGACCGATCGCATTTGCTGCATGCTGGAACTTGACCCCAAGTATACTTCGGTCATTCTTCGCAGATATGTGGAGCATAAAGGCAAATCGGATGATGTGACTGTTGAACGCGATGGGAAGACATATTCATATGCAGAGTTGGCAAAAGAAGTAGATGCCAATGGATAAAAACAGCTATTCTTTCTCAAATGATAGAAAAGTCGGTTACTGTACGGTTAGTACAGGCATAACATTTATGTTTGATGTATCAGATTATGAGTTGATTTGCCAACGTACATGGTATTCCAGTACTCAGGGCCGTAATGGCGAGTATTACATTATAGATTGTAGAGGAAAAAATCTTCACCGGCTTCTGATGAATGCTCCAAATGGTTATGAGGTTGATCACATTGATCTTAATCCACTGAATAACCGGCACAGCAATTTGCGTATTTGTACACACCGACAAAACCAATGCAATCAGCCGCCTCAGTGCAATAATACATCAGGGGTGTCAGGAGTAAGTTATTACTCTCCAAGAAAAAAGTATCGGGCAAGAATAAAGGCTTTCCAAACGGATATTCATCTTGGATATTATATGACTTTTGATGAGGCAGTACAGGCACGTAATATCGGAATGAAAATGATGTTCGGAGAGTTTGGATATTTAAATGAAACAACACCTATACCGAATTGGATAGAAGAAAAAGTATATAAATGTTGCAGCCGCTTTTTTAATAAGGCGGCTGTTCCTTTTTATCTGGATGACGAAAGAATCCCTTATGCCAATTTGGCGCCTGTTGAAGAGATTTCTGCCTAATTACATTTTGATTCAGAAATGTCTTGCTATTTACAGCATTCAGAGTGATATATGTAACTACCAAAAAACAAAGGTGGTTAAACAAATGGAAAACATCAGATTATTACAAAAAATTGTTGGGCAGGAACGTAAGGCCATAGCGAGTGTCGTGGCAACAGCCTTGGACAGCAAAGCGGTCTATGCAGGAGCACCAACCTTCGCGTATTCGGTGGAGGGATGGTGTATCAACAAAGCAGGCGAACTTCTTTCCCCGCATATTGATTCTTCCAGTCTTTCGGCAGTTCAAAAGGTAATTGAAGCAGTGAATACCGCTGGACTGCGAGCCGAGGGAAATCTTTCAATTTCAATGGAAGGCTTTACAAAAAGTGATATTCAAAACCTAAAAAATGTCCTGAGGAGCAAGGCAACCCTTCTGAAACACGCTTTGCAAACCGATGCCGACATCACATTTATAGCAAACGAGAGCATTGTATCCCTTTCCTTTTTCCGAGCAACACTAAATCCCACTGAGGTTATGGCATATATTGCGTTGGCAGCAAAACTTGGCGAGTTTGCCAAAGGGCTGAAACATGCATTAGCAGTTGAAAAGCCGGTGGAAAATGAGAAATATGCTTTCCGATGTTTTCTCCTTCGGCTTGGCTTCATCGGGCCGGAATACAAAGAAGAGCGCAAAATTCTACTTGCCCCGCTGGAAGGTAACACCGCTTTCAAAAATGGATTGCAGGAGGTGCAGGCAGAATGAATGGAATTCCATCAAAGGAGCAGCTTGAACACTTCCGCAGCCAGTACCCGTCAGGCACACGCGTGGAACTGATTTCTATGAATGACCCATATACCAAACTTCGCCCCGGTGACCAAGGAAGCATTACCTTTATTGACGATATTGGGACTGCTTTTGTGGATTGGGACTGCGGCTCCGGCCTTGGATTGGTGTTTGGTGAGGATTATTTCAAACGAATATAAAGTGAAATACACAGCATTTTAGCCGATGTTTGTGTATTTTATTGCGCAGAATTACTTGCTATAAGCCCCCGAAAGAGTGATATATAGTAACACAGAAACACACTTTGAAAGGGGCAAAACACCATGTTGACTACGAAATTTGGAATTGAGATTGAATTTACAGGGATTACAAGAACACAGGCCGCTGAGGTTACAGCAGAATTCCTTGGGGGAACCATTGAAAACAGTCGAGATTACTACGATACCAAAAAGGTTACCGCGCCGGACAGCAGGATTTGGAAAATCATGAGTGACGGCAGCATCAGCACACAG